TATGGCTGACAACCCGTGCGGCATTAAGAGATGGGTGGCGGTGTGGAAAGACACATGGGGTACTGGTTGTTTGCGTCAGGGTTCGATTCCCTGTACTCTACAAAGGTGTTAAAATGTATTATAAATAAGTGGAATATGAAGAAGTATATTCATGTAACAAGTGAGGATCGTCAGTTTTTGGCCAAGGCTTTCAACGTAAGCAACGTGACAGTTTGGAAAGCCCTGCGTTTTGAACAGGATACGGATACCATCCGTAGGATCCAGAAGGCCGCCCGTGAGCGTGGTGGTATTGTTATGGCGGTGGCTCCGGTTATGGAGACACTACACGACCATGATAACGTGATACGCCAATATTTTCCGAATGGCGCGTTGTTGGAGATCAGTAAAAACGACAGCACGGGTGTGGTGACTTATAAAGGGGAAGAGGTGAGACATTATGATAATGTGACATTTTCCAATATAAACAGCATCCAAAATTTTGCGGCCGCATTGAAATAAGGAGGTGTGAGTATGGAATTTTTCGATAACAAACTTTGCATATCGGTACGTGAGCTTGAGGCTGACGGTATTTTGACACAGGATTACTGCCGTCAACTTGCTGCACGCAACAGGCTGAAGATGGCTCGCTCCGGTGGTGGAAAGGGAAATTACGCTTTGGTTGTTGTCGATAGCCTTCCAACAGAATATCAAGATCAAGTAAATGAAAAACATCCTGGTGGTGCCGTTATTCTTTTGCGTGGCTGGATAATATCGAATTACGAACTTGATCAGGCTGCCGTCGCTTTCTTTATGGATTGGGCTGCCCGGCAGTCCAGCGATAAGGCTTCTGACGAGCTTGCCAGAAAGTATGCGATAAATGCTTCAGTACTGAATACTTGTATCAAGTTGTACAATCGTAGTCGTGATTATCGAAAGTTAATGGGAGAGAAGTATGATTGGAGCATGATGGCTACTACCATTGAGACGCTGCGCGAAGAGTTCGGGCATGATCTGCCGGCGAGTACCTTGCGTTTCCGAAAGAAGGTGAACGAGTACAAGCAGTACGGTTATGAGTGCCTTATCAGTGGAAAGTTCGGTAACCAGTGTGCGAGGAAAGTGGATTACAAGACCGAGCGTCTCGTGCTGAGCATCACGGTGCTGCCGAACCAGCCTTATGGCAGTGACGTACACGAGATGTATATCTCCTTTGTGTGCGGTGAGTTGGAGGTATGGGATTTGGAAACCGGGGAAATATTCAACCATAACGATTTTACGGATAAGAACGGTGATCCGAAAGAACTGAGCGAAAGTACCATTCGCAACATCTTGAACAAGCCGGCCAACCAGGTACTCATAGAGAAAAAGCGTCGTGGGTGGTCGGAATTCTACCACGAGCAAATGCCACACATGCACCGCCACAGTGGAGAGTTCTCCTTGTCCCAGATTACGATGGATGACGTGGATCTTCCGCGTCGCATGAAGGGTGGTGAATACGTACATGCTTATTATGCCTATGATGTGGTAAGCCAGTGCCGTGTGGGGCTTGCTTACGGCCGTGATAAAGACGAAGCCCTTGTGGTTGCCTGTTTCCGGGATATGTTCCGCCTGATTGAGCGTAACGGGTGGGGGATGCCTGCCGGTATCGAGGTGGAGCAGCATTTGATGAGCAAGTACAAGGAGGGCTTCCTGAAAGCCGGTGAGGTGTTCAAGTTTGTGCGTTTTTGTGCACCGTTGAACTCTCAGGACAAATATGCTGAGCCGTTGAACGGTGCGTTCAAGACTACCATCGCCCATAAGAACCATGAAGGGGTGGGTCGTTGGTACGGTAAAGGGGCACGGCGTGTGGATCAGAAGAAAATCAGCGACAGTGGGAACCATACCTACGAGGATAGGAAATATTATACGTTTGAGGAACTTGTGGCAGATGACCGCAGGGATTGTGCTGAATGGAACAACACGCTGCACCCCAACCAGAAGAAATATCCGGGCATGACCCGCTGGGACGTGCTTGTGGCGAGGATCAACCCGACTCTGCGCCCGCTTGACAAACTGACCCTGAGTCGTTATATCGGCGAGAGGGTGGAAACAAGCGTGAGACGGAACAGTACGGTACGTGTGGCGTACGCTGACTGGTGGCTGAGCGGTCCGGAGGTTCTTGAGAAGTTGGAGCCTAATAACCGCAAGGTGACGGCTTTCTATTTGCCGGATGAGGAAGGCAAACCGACTGATGTGTTCCTGTATCAGAATGACCGCTACATCGACAAGGTGCGCCCGGTTGTGACTTATAGCCGTGTAATGGCGGAACAGACCGAAGAAGATAAGGCAGCTTATACGGAACAGGCAAAGATAATGAGTCACTTTGACAAATGGGTACGTGATAACGCTATCGGTCAGGTAGGTGTGGCACCGGTCCAACGTGAGGAAGAAGATGAGGAAACGGAAAGCCTTGTATTACCTACGGCACCTGTTCCTGAAGAACCCGATGAAGCTTACGAATGGCAGCCGACCAATATGGCGGCAATGGCTATTGGAGATATGTAAGAATACGATTAGAATAACATTATAACAGCGTTTGAATTATGATTACAGAAGCGCAAAAACAGAAGATTTTGGGAGCGGTAGCCGCCAACCGTGCGAACTATCCGAGTGACGCCAAACACGCCGCTTCCCTTGGCATCAGCACATCGGTGTACAGTGCCATTAAGAACGGACAGACGGACAAGGCTCTTAGTGATGCCAACTGGATAAGTATAGCCCGTCGTTTGGGTGTGAGCCTCCGTGCCGATATGGAGTGGAAGGTTGCCAAGACCGCCACGTTCGAGTATATAACCGCCCAGCTGGAGTTCTCCCAGCAGTCGAGCCTGTCGGCTATCCTATGCGACATTCCAAACATCGGAAAGACTTTTACCGCACGGTATTATGTGCAGAACCACAAGAATGCCGTGTATATCGACTGCTCGCAGGTGAAGACTAAGCTGAAGCTGGTGCGTAAGATAGCTGCGGAGTTCGGAGTGGATGCCAAAGGTAAATATAGCGATGTATACGAGGATTTGACTTATTACCTCCGTTCCATTGAGAATCCGCTTATTATTTTGGACGAGGCCGGGGATTTGCAGTATGAGGCGTTCCTTGAGCTGAAGGCTTTGTGGAATGCCACCGAACGCAGTTGTGCCTGGTATATGATGGGTGCGGATGGTTTGAAAGAAAAGATCAACCGTTCGATAGAATGTAAGAAAGTGGGCTATACCGAGATGTTGAGCCGTTATGGAGACCGTTACAGCAAGGTGACACCTGATGACGGCAAGGAGCGTGAGGCGTTTTTGAATGCCCAAGCTCGGACGGTGGCTAAAGTAAATGCCCCGGCAGGTGCGGATATAGCGCAGATTGTACGCAAGACACGTGGAGGTCTGAGGCGAGTATATACCGAGATAGAGAAACTTAAAATGGCATAGGAAATGGTTAAGATAGTTTTAGAGGACAAAGGCCAAGACCTGTTATGGCTCAAAGTAAATGAAGGTGGTCTTGTGGAGGAAGCCGGACCATTTCAAAATGAAATATGGAAAGATGCTTATGTCCCGTATTGGGGGCTTCACGTAGGGCAATTCTGCCCGATACACCATCCTCCGCATATCATCAAAGGGTTTCTGAAATATAGGATTGAATCAATAGAAAAAGAGTCATGAAACGAGCATATAGTCCGAAAGACATAGCCGCCAAGAAATGGGTGACGTTGCCGTGGGGCGAGAAATGGAACAAGCCTTTCGGGTTCCCTGCGGAGAATGCCTCCTGGTTCATCAGCGGTGCCAGTGCCAGCGGGAAGAGCAGCTTTGTGATGCAGCTTGGCAAGGAACTGTGCAAGTACGGCCTTGTGTTGTACTTGAGCTATGAGGAGGGCGTGAACCAGACATTCCAACGCCGTATGGAATATTTGAAGATGAACGAGGTGCAAGGCAAGTTCCGTGTGGTTGTGGACGAGACCTATGAGGAACTGATAGACCGATTGAAGAAGCCGAAGTCCCCGAAGTTTATCATCGTGGATTCGTATCAGGTGTCGGAATGGGAGTATCCGGATACGGTAGCCTTGATGAAGCGTTTCCCGAAAAAGTGCTTCATCTGGATCAGCCAGGAAAAGAAGAGCCAGCCGATGGGAGGCGGTGCGATCCGTTTGCGTTATATCTGCGACATGAAGATCCGGGTGGTCGGTTATAAGGCATATTGTCAAGGCCGTGCCATCGGTGAGGCCGGCAGCTATTATGTGGTGTGGGAAGAAGGAATCATTCAAACGAGTAATAATTTGTGATATGGAAAAAGACAAGGTTTACATCAGCGGGGCAATAGCCCACTACAACATCGACGAGCGCAAGGGTGCGTTTGCCAATGCGGAACAGAATTTGAGAAATATGGGCTTTTCCCCGGTCAATCCTTTTAAGAACGGACTGCCGGATGAGGCTCATTGGAGAGAACACATGCGGGCGGATATCGCCCTGCTTCTGGATTGTGAGTATATCTATATGCTGAAGGACTGGGAACTGAGTAAAGGCGCGAAGCTGGAACTTGACGTGGCGAGTTCATGCGGCATTAAAGTATTGTTTGAATAACAGTTTAAAATATAGAATTATGAATGACATTGAAAAAGCATTTCGAGGATTGGGTAGAACCAAGAAGGTGGAGTTTATCTCTGAAAAAATTGATTATGCATCGGCACATGCCGTTGCAGGGTATGTGTCAAGTTATCTTTTTGATGTGCTGAATGACCTTGGTAATGATGATTATGTGGCAACGTATCTTAAAGAAAAAGGATATGAAGTAACGAAGAAAGAAAACAATAAATGATAGGAACTATGGAAGAAAAACAGAAAGTTCAGGTCGTATTTGAGTTTGATCGTTCCGAGTATGATGCGTATCTCTTTTTGATGAACCAAAAGAAGACGGAAGAGGTAGAGCAAGTATGGAACGCCATGAGCGGTGAGCCTGTGGTTGCGGATATTGATTTGCTTGAGGAGGACAGTCAGTCTGTAAAACTTATGATGATAAGTCTGGCTATCCTTTCGGTGGAGAAAAAAGTGAAAGGATGATATGGCACAGGAAATAACCAATTTCGCCCGGTTTTACGCTTTGTTCAACAAGCTGCCGTTCAACGGAGACCGGGAAGAGTTCAAGAAGTCCATCGTGTTGCAGTATACATGGAACCGGACAGACAGTCTTCGTGAAATGACGAGGCTTGAATATAAGACCTGTTGTGAGGGATTGGAGAAATTGGCCGGTGTGGACGAGCGTCGTCAGAAGATGCAGGAGGAGCTTAAATATTGGCGCAGCGTGTGTTTGAGACTCATGCAAAAAATGGGAATCGACACTTCGGACTGGGCGCGTGTCAATGACTTCTGCCGGAATCCTCGGATTGCGGGAAAGACGTTCAGTCAAATCTCTTCGGACGAACTGGAACAACTGGCTGTAAAGCTGCGCTCTATCCGGCGCAAGGGCGGGCTCAAGGAAAAAAAGAAAGAGGAAGTAAAACAACCGGCGGCGGTGACCTATATGTTCATAGACACCAAAGCCCCTAAAAATTGACGGATATGGATAAGAGATTCAAGGAGCTGCTTGAGAATGTCAAGAACCAGATACTTGACGTGTTCCCGGAAATGGATCGGGATGATCGGGAAGAGTTTTTCAACAGGCTGAACGAGTGGTCTTATGAGAAATATGAGGAAGCCCTGTTGGAAAGCGAGTTGGAAACGCCAGATTATAGCGAGGAGGATTAGTATGGGAATTGACGATCAGAACAAGCTGGTTAATGCCGGTTTCCAGATAATCCGTAAGGACGATTATCCTTCCCCGAGGATTAAGTTTTGTACAGGCCGGAATGGAAGTTGGAAGACGTATAAGAAGTTTGAGACAAAGGCTGAAAGAGACAGGGCGTTTGCCTTGCTTTTGAAGGATGAGAAAATAATCAGTGATTAACCATCAAAATTTGTTACAATGGCAAAAAGAGAAAAGAAAGTGATCATTACCGGCGTGACCAGGGAGGCCGCCGACGAAGCGTTTGCAAATTATGCGAAGGCAGATGCGCAGAGTGCGAAGATTACGGCGGACATCGAGCTTCAGTGCGCGAAGATCCGTGAGAAGTACGCTAACAAACTGGCAGAGCTGGAAGGAGAGAAGGAAAAGGCGTTCGACACCTTGCAGGCCTATGCCACCGAGAACCAGGCAGAATTGTTCTCCAAGAAAAAGAGCCTTGAGATGGCGCACGGCGTTATCGGTTTCCGTACCGGAACGCCAAAGTTGAAAACCTTGAAAGGCTTCACGTGGGCGAGTGCGTTGCAGCTTGTCAAGGAGTTTCTTCCCGGTTACGTGCGCCAGACGGAGGAGATTGCCAAGGACAAGCTGCTTGCGGACCGTGACACCGAAGAGATGGCTCCGCAGATGGCCAAGTGTGGCATACAGGTGGCCCAGGACGAGACATTCTATGTTGAACCGAAAAAGGAGGATGCCGCATGAAACATAACGTAGAGAAGACCCCAAAAGTAGCCCTGTGCCGTGCTTGTCACGGCACGGGTGTTATACAGAGAACGACCGAACTTCCTTCCCGGATTTTCAGAAAAAAGAAAGTGAATATTACCGAGGAGGCTTGTCCCCAGTGTGGCGGCAGCGGCCGGGTGATAGTGAGCGCGAAGATGGAACTGGACATTCAACCATATAATCCAAAGAAGGAGTAAGCGATGGCAAAGCGACGCGGAGTAAGTTATGAGAAACGTGTGGAGGAGATAAACAGGATATACGACCAATATGCCAAACGCGGTGTACCGAACCGTGAGATCTGGCGGCGGTACGTATATCCTGTATATGCCGTTACCGAACGTACATTCTACAATATACTCAACGCGAGCGCGGATGCGAGCAAGAAAATAGCTGACGAGGAGACCCGCCAGCTTTTACTCTTTAATGACGATGACTATGAACAAGGACGTGCAGAAGATAATCGCCCGGATCCTGCAGGATATCCGGGTGGAGATGACAGATGAGTTCGACCGTAATTTTGAGCGTCAGGCTTTTTTCTCCGAGGCATGGCAGCGGCGTAAAAGCCCGACACGTCCCGGAGGTTCTATTTTGATAGATACCGGCCGGCTCAGGCGGAGCGTTTCCAGCCGGACCACGGAGAACAGCATCACGTTTTACACCGACCTTCCGTATGCGGCCATCCACAATGACGGCGGGGAGATAAGGGTGACAAAAAAGATGAAGCGTTACTTTTGGCATAAATACTACGAGGCGACCGGTTCTTTCGGGCGCAGGAAGAATGGAGAGAAACGCAAGGACAAACGTACCGTGCAGCTGACCGGCGAGGCGGAGTTCTGGAAGTTCATGGCGTTGAAAAAGGAGGGCAGCATGATCAAGATTCCCCGAAGGCGTTTCTTGGGGGTTTCTCCCGAAGTGGAGAAGGCTGTCCGTGAAATCATAGAGGAGAATATAACGGAATATTTCAATGTTGAATTTGATATAAGACGGAAATGAGAAAGGAACTTTATAATATGCTCTGCAAGGAGCTGAAGGAGGTGGGCGGAGGCTTGATAAAACACATCGACCTGTGGAACCACAATGTGGAGTTTATCGAGCAGGAGGAGAATTGGGAACGCCCTGCCGTATTCGTGGAGTTCTGCCCGATACGCTGGAACGCGATTGTGGACGGGGTGGAATATCGGGCCGAACCGGAAGTGAAACTGCATATCGTGACGGACTGGGCCGGTGCAGCCAACGAGGGCAGTCCGTTCAAGGAAGAGGCGTTGGAGGTGTTTGACCTGCCGGAACTGATACATGAGCGGCTCTCGTGCATGGATGGCGATACTTTCATGGCATTTGACCTTGTGGAGAGCCAGACGAACCACAACCACGAGGAGATCGTGGAAAATATCGAGGTGTATTCGTGCGTGGCCTTCAAACGGCTTCGATAAACGGCCATGTTCAGACAGTAAAGCCTCCGGCGGACAAATTACCGCCGGAGGCTTTCTATTTCAACAGGGGGCAAAGAAACGCCGTCAGGCAGCCTCTTTTTTGAACAGCATCATGTCCGTGTAGGATGAGCTGTAGTTTATGTGGGCGTTGAACTCCATCCGGGTACATCCCTCGAACGGGTTGCCGATATTTTTGTTTTTCCCGATCCATTCGCACAGCTCCAGGATGGAGGATTTGTTTGAGGTGAAATAGACGAACGGATGCCCGGATAGCACGTTCAGCACGTCGAGGTAATCCGACATACGCCAACTCATATTGTAAGTACCCACGTCGGTGGAAAGGTACGGCGGGTCCACCAGGAACACCACGCCCGGCGTGTCTTTGTACCGGTTGAACAGCTTCTTGTAATCGCAGGAGACGATTTCCAGCCCCTCCAGATAATCCGTGCACTCCGGATAGTCCGCTTTCCGGATGTTGTTATAAAGGGCTTCCTTCCGCATCTCCGGCACGCTCAGTTTATATTTCATGGAGAACATCAAAGAGGAGGACAGGGTGATGAAGTCCACGTAACCGGTCTCGTGCTCCTCCTGGAGGATACGGCTGAAGATGCGCTCACGCAGTTCTCCGGTTATGGTCTTGTGCCGTGGAACGGAATTCCCTACCATGGCACGCAGGTCGGCGATCAGCCGGTTTGTCCTTGGGATGTTTTCCAATCGCTTGTGGTAATTGTCGAAATCGTTGTATATGACCGTGGCTTCCGGCTTGCATCGTTTGGTGATGTGTGATAACAGGCCGGAACCGCCGAAAAGGTCAACGAATACCGTGCTTTCTGGATATTGTTCCAATACTTTCATAAACTTGCGTGCGAACATGCGCTTTTGGCCCACGAATGGCAGCGGGGCTGACAGATACGTCTTTTTCATACGTTCAATTCGAATTTTACGTTAGGATTTCCGGCAAGCAGTTCTTGTGTGCGTGTGACGTTGTTCTCGTAAATATGCACGTTGCCGAGGTTGATTGTGATGGATTTCAGGGGTAGTTCTATTTGCCGGGATATAAGGTATAGGTGATAGATGTCCGCCGGTAATCCGAGGTTGGCGTCCGAGCTACGCTGGTAGGCCGTCAGGACCAGTTCGCCTTGCTCGATCTGGAACTGTACGAGGCTGAGGCATGGTGCCTGGTTGCTTTCCGTGCCGGTCGAACCGAGGAACAGCACGTAGTTCTTGCTGCTTCGTTTTTCCCGGTTGATTTTGCTAATCAGAGGTGGCAGCTTCTCGAAATAGGTAGGGTAGGAGTTCACGAGGATGGAGCCGCAGTAGTCCCACCAGTTTATCCCGGCTTCCCGGTATTTCTCAACCTGTCTTTCCCCGCTCATGAAGAGCGACAGTTCGCTTCTGAGCTTTTTCCGTGCGATATTGTGTCCCTCGAAAATATCGAGCAGTTCCGCCGGGGACAGTGTTACCGTCTCGTTCAGCAGGTAACGGCTTTCACCTTTCCTGCCTTTTTGTGTCTTGCCGTCGGCAAGTACCTTTTTTAGGATTTGATAATACTTGTTCATGGTGTGTTGTTTTGATACCCCGCAAAGGTACCGCGCCGTTATCCCTCTTCAATGGGGAGGCTGTCCCATTACACTGCAAACGGGTTACAGTCGCTTTGCAGCCGTTTGATGAGCGTGTATACCTTTCGCTCGCAAACATTATAACGTTCGGCCAGTACTGCCACGATGTAGGAAACCTTTTCGCCTTCGTCCAACAGCCTGTTGTAGTCATTGTATAGTTCGATATACTGTACGTCTTCCATCCGGATTCCTACTTTCCGGCATGTTTTCAGCATTCCTTTATTCAATTTCAGTATCTCAATTACTTTCATATTCAACAAAAATTAGTACTTTTGCACTGTCTCACTTATTTATGCGCAGAAGCGTACACAAAAAAACCTCTTGCAGGCGAACGAGGGTCTATGCCCCCGGTCGTGCCTGTAAGAGGTATCTTTGTGTTAATAAGTAAGTGAGACGACTAATTAACAGGCCGGGGGCTTTTTTTACAGCCTTACCCCCGAAGGCTTTTTTTAATCTACCGCATATAGCGACAAATCAAATACATCTTTCTTTTTCCATCCGTCGGCCAGCGTGTTTTGGATATGCTGCATGGCTTTCGTATAGAAGTCTGTCAGGTCTTCCAGTGTGGCAAACTCGCGATAGACCGGTTCGGTGTCCGTCCCGAATTTGAACACGACCGGAAGAGTCGCCCCTGCTGTTTGCACGGCAAGGTCGTAGGCTGCCTTGTAGTTGAACTGGTTCTCGCTTGACAACCATACCGGGACATTCTCGTAGGTGAAACCTGATAGGATATCCTTGTCGGTTTCCCGGTTGTGCCATGTTATGACCGTGGAGCGTATCTCGTCTTCGGTGGGTCGATGGTCGAACTCCTCTTCCATGTAGGTGGCCGATCCATTCTCTCCCGGCTGCACGTCCCATCGGACACGCCATTTGTTTTTAATGGGGTTTATGCATTCAAGCAACCGTACCCCGGTGTTTCCTTCCACTTTTTTCATCAGCTGAATACATACTTGGTTCTACCTTTGCCGAAAGTTTCCGTCCGGATGATGGTCTCAAACGGAAATCCGTCCGGCATTTCACTCACTTGCGCGAGGATGTTCTTCATCTCTTCCGAGTTGGTGAAGAACTTCTTGGCCTCGCCATTCATCTCGATGGCTACGATACAGCGGTCTTCGCCCTGTTCGGTGCGGATGCCGGTCTCGAAGTCCTTCACGATGATGGGTAAGTTCACTAATTCCCGGATGCTTACCACGGAGCCGGGAAAACGTTTCTTGCCGTCTTCCGGCTTGTAGGAAACGTTCAAGTCTTTAAATGATCTCATTTTTTTGCCTGTTAATTTATTAAACAACATATTGCAGTCGGCGTGCTTGGCCATCCCATAGAAGGAAGCGACCAGTTCACGCCTTCTTTTCCTCGATTTGACCTCGTGCATTTTTCGGGCGAACTTCTGTTTGATGCGCTTGCGTAGGCGCACATGGTCGGGGTATATGACATATCCCAAGAAGTCTATGCCCTCGTCCACCGGGAATACACGTTCATCAGGCTTTACGGTAAGCCCGATTTGTGCGACCTGGAAGTGGACGGCATCACGAATCTTCCACAATTCTGATTTCGCGTCACCGAGTACCACGCCGTCATCGCAATAGCGGTAGAAATGGCGGACGCCGTACTTGTCCTTCAAATAATGGTCTAAAAAAACAGACAGGAGCAGGTTGCCCAACCCTTGCGACGACCTCAGCCCGATGCTGATTCCTTGCGGCATGAGCCTTACGAAGTTGTCAAGCATGGCGATGAGTTTCTTGTCTTTGAATACCCTCCGGACGCAATACATTACGAAATCCTGCCCCACGCTCTCATAGAACTTGGAGATGTCGAATTTGTAGCAGTAGCGTGTTCCTTCCGGGTCTTCTTTCATGTCGCGGCGTATGTACTCCATGAGGTCGTGCATGCCGCGGTTCTTGATGCTGGCTGAGGTGGTACGGATGAACCGTTTCTTCAGGTGCCTGTCCACTACGGCCATGATTGCGTGGACGGCGATGCGGTCCTTCATGGTGAGTATCTGGATACGTCGCATTTTTCCACCCTCCACGATTTCCCTCTCCCGGTAATCCTTGACGGTGAATGTACCCGTCTTGATTTTTCCGGTAAGTTCCTGAAGCACCTCTTCCCTGTGCGCAAGCAGGTAACGTCCCTGGCGGCTTTTTTTTCGTTTGGAGCCACGGAGGACCTGGTCGAATGATTCCGCCATATTGGAATAATCGGCAATCTCTTCCACTATATATCCTTGCCTGTGCATTATAGCATTGTTTTTTTTGATTGTTTTACAAACGGAAGATAAGGGCCTTCCTTTCCCCGGGTCTGACTTCTTCGAGCTGACTTGAGCCTACCAAACTCCACCCGACGCGTGATTTTTCAGCTTTCCGCACCTGTGCGCTTTTGCTGTGGCTTGCTTCCCTCGGCACCACGGTAGGGGACACGTCCCCGGTGTTGTACGCCGATTGTTAGATTTCCAGACGGGAGCCGACATTCGTGTTCGAGTTCGATGCATCGTTATTCGCATTCGCATTCGACACGCCGCCATTCGCATTCGCATTGTTGTACCCGCGATAGACCACACGGACTATCAGGAAGCTCCACCGGGGTGCAAAGGTACGGATAAAAGCCAGTCCCCTTGTTAGATAACGAGGAAAATCAATGCGGCGATTGCTCCTCCGGTCACGGTGAGTGTCCAGTCCGTCCAGTCCCAACGACCGCCCCGGAGCTTGTCTTTGAGCTTCAGCGAGGAGGCTGCGATGGCGGCTGCGTATAAGGCCGCGTACGGTGTCAGGGCTGGCAGCCCCACGATAAAACCGCCTACCAGGTGTTTGTAGCGGTTACTTTGTTTCAAAAATGAAAGAATCTTGTTCATAAGCAATTGGATTAAAAAATGTTTTGTATATTTGCAAACACAGAAGCATTGAGGGAATGACGAGCAGGCGTTTTAGTCCAAAGTGTCGCCCTTGGTGCTTTTGTTTTTTTTATTCTACTATTATATCATTTACTGAGTATAAAAAGTATTTTATGCGGATATAACCGTTATCCCTTCTTGTTACTTCTTTGGCAACATTAAGCCTTACCCATTTTCCATTGATTTTAACTTTGAAGTAGAAGAAGTGTTCCACATTGTCCGTCCTTGGGTGAGTCAATGCGGAATCATCCACATATTCGGCACGTTCAAGGTGTGAATCCAGGTTCTTCAAGTCCTCCTTGGAAACGATGCGTGTCCGTCCGAATGTGTCGGAGAACAAGTGCTTGTTGCCCTCTTTGGTAAAGCCGATATTCAAGTCCTTGCCATTTATGTTCTTTTCCACTTTCTTTTGAAGTAGAGGCTCCATTTCATGCAGATAATGGATACGTTCGATAGCTCGTGCGGACTTTTCCCGGTCTCCGGCGCATTTTTGCAGTATTTTGCAGGCGGCGCACAGCTCGTTGTCCGGAACGAAGGCCAGTTTAAGTTTCCCTTTGGCCATATCACAATCCCTGCACCTTTTGATGGTGTATGGGTTGTAATCCGGCATGGTCTTCTGTTCTTTTCCCGGGTTGAACCGGAAGATGCCTTTGGTGTCCCTTTGAAGGGCTGACTCGCCCAATGCCATTGCCTCATCGTAGGGCGTTTCCGGATATTTGGATTTTCGTACCTGGACTACGGTGCACCTGCAGTTCCATCCATTTGGCGGGAAATACTCTTCCCAAAAGGGGTCTGCCATAGGTCGTGTTACCCCATGCAGTTCGGCATGTTCCGGGCGAACCTTGCCATCCCCGGCCGTCCGGTACTGGAGGTTGTAGCGGTCCCCGTCTTCTGCGAACCGTTCCCACTTGGCGGCCATAGTCGCCGAAGCCTGCACAAAGTTGTACTCTGCCCGGAGGTAGCCCCGATTATAGGTTTCGTCTATCTTCCGGACATCGTTCAAAAAGCGTTCGAACGTTTTTCGATTGCCGTTCTCATCCAGCAGGGAGGGGAAGGCTTCGTTCAGTTCATGGAACGTCTTTAGGCCTGAGAATATATAATCCGACCTCTGCAGGCGCCCTCGCATGGCCTCGGACATCTCCACCTGCCGGAATGAAGAGTCCAGGACGGAGGCGTGCGTCTCTATAAAGTCCTGCGCCTCTTCTGAAGCCAGTATGTTGATTTCAAGGTTTGCCCCCTGCTCCCGGAACAGGGCTTTCATCATGCGGTCGAACATCTCTGTAAGCTTGTCACGCATCAATTTTGCCTCGTCCTCTTTTGAGAGTTGGAGGGTATGATTGCCAAGCAATGAACTGTAGCGTAGATGCAGCCCCGAATAATCCTCGGGGCTCAGTCGAAAAAACGGGATAGCGTTCCAGCCTGTTTGTCGTCTTTCTTCTTTTTCGGATCTGCCGGGTCCGGCTCTTCCTTCGGTTCCTTCTCCTCGCACGGAATGCCGTATTTTTCCTCAAAGTACTGTGGCTTCACCTTGTAGTGCTGCAGTACCATTTCTTCGTAGGCTTTCTGCTGTTCGGGAGTGTAGTCAATGGAGTAGTCCCAATCAAAACGCAGTCCCTTGACAGGAAAACCGTGACGAACCATGCGCGGAATGAGTTGGTTGTTCACTATATCCCGCAGCATGTCGCAGTCACTTTCCACGAGGTTCTGGAACACTTCAAGGTGCGTTTCAGACTGTGAGAGGCTGCTTCCGTCCTCAATGGTCATCGTTTGTCCGATGATAAGCTTTGACAGTTCGGAATTGGCCCGATCGATGCGCTTGTCATAGACATTGAATGCATCTCCCTTGCCGCTTTCCACAAATTCGATTTCGGTTTCCATTCCTGCCACCATGGAGAGAGCGGTTCCGGCTTCACGCAGCATCTTGTCAAGGCGGTCGATTTCTTTCTGGTCGCGCGAGGTGGTGCGTGCTATACGCATGGGCATTCCGAATATTTCCCCGAAGGTATCCCAAAAAGCCAGCATATTCTTTTTGGGGATAGTCTGTGAAGCTGCCTTGAGATACAGCCCGAGGTCGTCAGGTCTGCCGGCCTCAATGAGCCAGTCCGAAAAAGGCGGCTGGCGGTAGTCTATACCTGTAGTCCAGTCCTGTCCGAGGTCGGTTATGACACGCCCATATTCAGGAATGACATGCTTACGCGGAATAAGCTTCACATCCGAATAACAGATGCAGCCGTCGCCGTCAGTGCAAAGGTCGCCCAATTCGATGAGCGAATGTCCCCAGTAGATGGAATCGAGCGCATATCGCATGAGCTGTTTGAACCAGGATTGGTCGAAGAAGTGTACCGCCTCCTCGTTCTCATCCCCTTTCACGTCTACGATTTTGAAAGAGCGTGCCATGACAAACCCTCTGCGCTGCTCCACGCATCCGGAGAGGTGAAGATCTATTTCCGCGTCCCGGTAGATGTCGTACAGGCGCTGGCGGCTGGGGCTGTCCACATTGATGGCCGACTGCCAGGCATCGCGCCAGTTCTTGATGTCCTTCCGGGTGAGTGCATCGGTGGTGCGCTGCAGGTCGATGACCATTTTCTGCACCCGCTTGATGTCTTTCCCCTTGGCCAGATTAAAATTGCCGTATGGCGTTTGCAGTACGTTTTTCGGTTTACTGGAAAACATACCGCTGAAAAAGTCTTTAATATCCATAGTCCTACCAATTATGATGAAGCTGCTTCTGACAGCTGTAAACAAGTGAATTTCCGGACGGAAGCCCATCTTCTCCGACAGCCAAGGGCAAATCAGGGACAATTTTTCCGGCCTGTACGCCTTCAAGCCACTTGATGGCCCGTTCATATCGTTCCTTGCGTATCTCGCTTCCCATCTTTTGTGGCATGGCTGCGCTCATGTGGTAAAGTGAAATGTCGCAGGTGTACATGACAATGAGCCGGTTCCGGTGTTCATCCTGTGCAGAGAAAATGGCCGTACAGTCGTATTTCGGCCGTAGATAACCGGCAATTTCTTCCCGGGCTTCCGCTTCTGCATTGGTACGGTTTTCCGGGCTTACCTGGGAGATGACCTTCAATGCGTTGTCGCCGATGACAACTTTGTAATCTTCTTCTGTAATGAACATGACCTTATTATTTAGTGATGAATAATGCCATTTTTTCTATATCCCGGATAGTGGTTCCCTTGCGGAAACGGTGGCGGTGAATCAGTTCGCAGATATTCCTTTTGGGGACAACTTTCAGTTTGCCGCCCATATACAGGACGTAGTATTTTCTTCCGTAGAGCTTGGCATACTTGCAAGCACGGGCAACGGCACGTTTATAGCGCCATGCAAAAATCATTCTTTTAATCAGTTGTATCATGTTACCATATATTTTTGGCGGTCGGCCTTTTGCCGAACACCGGTTGAAAACTCTCCTGTCTTGAATTGCGCTGCAGCATCCAGATGGCTCCCTCGTCGGCATCCGGTGCATCATCGTGAATACGGCTGCCACGCTCCAGAGCCAAGGTCTGTTCGATTCCGGTCTGCATATCCGGCGATTCTTTCAACTTCTCATTGTAGAATACGAAACCGCGTTCCCATAATGGTGACACCGCTTCGATGCGCTGGAGCTTGTCCGGCTTCTTTCGTTTGTCCGGCATGATGGGCAGTTGGTATCCACGCAGATTTCCTTCTGCCTCAAACTCATCCAGAATGACATCCTGCATGAAGTTCGCTTCCATAAAGAACTGGACGGCTGCCGTATCGCGTGTACGCTCGTAGAGGTCGTAAAGCCACCGTACCATTCCGGAAACGGTATCCTGCCGGACGTAACAGTCTATAAGGTGCAGTTCCTTCCCAATCTTGCCCCAAAGGCGGCAAGCCTTGTAGTCGTTTGAAGTGGTCGATTTGAAAGAGGGGTCGGTATAGCAGACCAGCATTTCATACTTGGACAGTCTGGGCAGTTTCTTGTAACGAATCCAGTCTGCCCGGAAGATAGTGCCGTCCACGATGGGGTTGTGCATCATCTCCTTTTCCCATGCCCGGTAGCCTACGAAATCCCTGTATTCCTGCGCCTCCTCTTTCGTCCATTTTTCGCGCCATACCGGTTCTCCGTTCTTGTCTATTGCCTTGATGACGGATACATGTACCCCTTTTGTCTTGGTGAGATTGGCCAGCACCGAGTTTTTAGAAATGAGGTTCCCGACCATGATAAAGCGTCCCCGGCCCACATCCAGTGCACCAAAAAGGGCTTCTTTCACCCAGTCTGTAATGTCATGCACCCGTTTCTCATTGCGGCACAGTTCGTCGTCATCCAAGTCATCGATGACGATGTAGTCCGGGCGTGCTTCCCGGTCGCGCAGACCACGCGGAGACTGTCCGCGTCCGCAAGCCAGGAATTTCACCCCGTTGGCAGCCTTGAACTCCCCATCCTGCCAGGAGGCATTCCCCTGCTGCTTGCCGAAGTCGGCAATGATGCGCTGGTTGTGTTCCAGTTCCGCCTGAATATCGCCCAGCAGACGTGTGGCAGAGTCTTCGCTTTTGCCGACCACCACCATGAAATTGATGAGCCGCTTTGGTTGGAACATGAGCCATAATGGGACGAAGATGTCCATGTGAGTGGACTTGGCATGACCGCGCGGCCACATGAATACCGCCTTCAGGTTGGGCGTACCCCTTACTTTGGCCGCTGCCGCATTGTGGAACGGTGCATTGTGAATGGTGCGTATGGCTTCCCCGGTAGTCTTGTCACGCAAGGTGAGGAAGTGGGGAAAGTAATATTCGCAGAATGCGGCATAGTTACCCTGCAGCCGCAGAATGCGCCTGTCCCTTTGTGCCGGTGTCTCGCCTGCGAGCAGCGCCGTATCCGTAATGGACTGTACCCTTTTGCAGTGTTCTTTCCACTGTTCGTATGCCTGTTTCTTTTCCGCTGCTGTTGCCATGCCCTTGTTATTTTATGCCCATCTGTTCGGTTATGTACAGGTCCTGGTACTTGTTGATGGCCTTTACCAATTCCGGGGTCACATCCGGGTCGATCGTCGAGCGGTATTCGATCCATTTGGAAAATGCCATGAACACTTCGATGGCATCCACCACATTGGCCTTCTTGTCGAGCTTCTCGATGACCGCCGACAGTTTTGCCAGCTTGTCGCCCAGCCCGGCTATCAATGTGGGGTCATCCGACGAGTTCACTTGTGTGATAAGCGTGTCGATGGTGAGCAGAAGCTTGTTCACCAGTTCCGGGCGAGTGACGTTCTTTGCCGCCCTTGCTTCTTTCCACCCTTCGGAGGTACACCATTTGGATATGGTGACACGAGACACGTCCACCTTTTCCGCTATTTCCGTTTGCTCCATTCCGGAGAGGAATAGTGAGCGTGCGAGCGATTTCTTCTTTTCGATTTCTGCCTTTGTCATATTATAAAGAATATAGGTTTGAACGGCAGGTATTGGAATGACTGTACACCTGCCCGATTTGTTCGCAAAGTTGTCCGCTTATCGGTTTGCCGCCAAAATAATGTGTAACGGTTTCATAGAAGTGTGCAACCGTTGCACACATTTTTGGCGGCCCTGCGAGTGCTCCGTAATATTGCAGAGCCAACGCACAAAGGCGTGGCATGGAAAAATGAGTAAACGTGTAAGAATTTCAAATGACAGCCTGAACAGTTACGGAAGCCGCGTGCTGACATCGGGCATGAGTGTGGAGCAGTACTGCCGGAATCCGGTACTGCTGTACATGCACCAGCGCGGTAGCGTGATCGGTTATGTGAAGGATATCCGGGTGGAAGACGGCGAGGTGACCGGTGAACCCGTGTTTGACGAGGCGACCGACCTCAGTAAGAGGTGTAAGAAACAATTTGAGTTCGGCAGCCTGAGAATGGTAAGTGCCGGCATAGATATCCTGGAACTGAGCGAACAGCCCGAACATCTACTGCCGGGACAGACTTGTCCGACCGTGACCAAGAGTAAACTGTACGAGGTCTCTCTGGTGGACGTTGGTTCTAACGATGATGCCATCATATTGATGAAAGACGGTAAACAAATCACTTTGGGAAGGGACGGGGAATGTCCCTTGCCATCAATCAATAATCAAAAAACAGAAGAAGAAATGGAACTGAAACTTTTGGCCCTTCAATTGGGGCTGCCGGAAACGGCGACGGAGGCTGATGTAACCCGGGCATTGAATGACCTGAAAGCGGCCAAGGCTGAGAATGACTCTCTGAAAGATGAAAACGGGAAGCTGACCCTGGCCCGCATTACCGGTCTTGTGGAAAAGGCCGTAGCGGAGAAACGACTGGGGGAAGACAAGAAGGCACAGTTTATCGAACTGGGCAAGAAGGTTGGATCCGACGAGCTGAAGAATGTGCTTGATGCCATGCAACCCCAGGTGAAGATCTCCACCGTGCTGAGTTACCAGGGTGGCAAGCAGCAGGCACAGCCGTCCACCTATGCCAAGCTGAGCGATGTCCCGAGTGACGCACTGCTTGAAATGCGTGAGCAGAACCCGGAGGAGTACAAGCGTCTGTACAAGGCCGAATATGGAATGACCTGTGAAATTTGAAAACCTTTAAAATGAAGACAATGGGAAAAATTGTAATGCTTTTGACGGCACTCCTGTTCAATACGCTGACAGGTGCCGTGTGTGCTTCCGTGCTGGGATTCTCTCCTGCAGCCGGAGCTGTGGGAATGAATGCGGTGGCAGCCTTCATGGGCATGGCTCCGCAGAGCGCTTCAATACTCCGTGAAGGGGTTTATACGGAAATCTGGACGGGCGAGCTTGTCAAGGTACTCCGTGCCGGGCTGGAAGGCACGTGGCTGTCAGGAATTCCCGACCAAAGCAGTATCGTGAACAACGATGTGATTCATCTGGTAGAGGTAGGGGTGGATCCGGACGTCTTGATTAACAACAAGACCTACCCGATTGACGTACAGGCTTTGGAAGACAAGGACATCGCCATCAAGCTTGACAAATTCCAGACCAAGGCCACGCCGATTACGGATGACGAACTTTATGCCATCAGCTATGACAAGACCGCCCGTGTAAAGGAAGGTCATGCCAACAGTATCAATGATGCGAAGTTCACCAAGGCGGCCCATGCCCTTTGCGCGAACAAGAATACGGCAACGACCCCGGTGCTTAAGACTACCGGCGAGAAAGATCCGGCCACAAACCGTCTGCGCCTTACCGTGAATGACCTTGTGGAAATGAAGCGTGCCCTTGACAACCTGCGCGTGCCGTCAGACGGCCGCAGACTGGTGCTTTGCCCCGACCATGTGAATGACCTGCTGCTGACCAGCCAGGCATTCCGCGAGCAGTACAACATTGACCGCAACAGCGGCAAGGTAGGCAACCTGTATGGCTTTGAAATCTATGAGTACGGCAACAATCCGCTTTATACTACAGCCGGAGTGAAAAAGGCATTGGGTGCAACGGCAGAAGCCGGTGAATTCCCGTGTTCGTTTGCCTTCTACAAACAGCGGGTTTTCAAGGCAACAGGCTCTACCAAGATGTATTATTCCGAGTCAAAGAACGACCCGTTGAACCAGCGTAACCTGATTAACTTCCGCCATTACTTCATCTGCATGCCCAAGAAAGAGGATGCCGGAGTGGTAATGATGAGCGGCTATCAAGCATGATGATTATGGCAAAGTTGAAATATCTGGTAATACACTGTACGGCAACTCCGGAGGGACGTGAGGTTTCATCTGCGGACATTCGCAAATGGCATACATCTCCGGTTGCCCAGGGAGGAAGAGGATGGAAGCAGGTTGGCTATACCGACCTGTTCCACCTGAACGGAGGCGTGGAACGTCTGGTAGAAAACAATGAGGATGCACAGGTGGACCCTTGGGAAGTGACCAACGGAGCCAAGGGATATAACAGTGTGAGCCGTCACATCGTGTATGCCGGAGGCGTGGAAAAAGACGGTAAGACCCCGAAAGACACCCGCACTGGCTGTCAGAAAAAGGCACTGGAGAAGTATGTGAAGGATTTTCACCGGAAATTTCCTGATGTACGCATTGTAGGACACAACGAACTGGCAGCGAAAGCCTGTCCGAGTTTCGATGTGCAGGAATGGTTGAAAGAAATAGGTATTAATCAATAATAAAACCGGGTGGTATGGACTTGAGCGAATTTATGAACATTATCCTTGGCGGCGGCCTGGTTGGTACGGTGGCGACCATTGGCTCCTTGCGGGCTACTGTGAGAAAAGCGAAAGCGGAAGCGATGAAGGCCGAGGCCGGTGCAGAGGCTATGCGCATAGATAACGCCGAACATGCCACCCGCATTTTGATGGAGAATATTGTAAAACCTCTGAAAGATGAATTTTGTGAAACAAAGAAAGAACTGGCCCGCAATACACGTGAGATGGCCCGTCTTAGAAAAGCTATTGATACAGCCGGGAACTGTCCTCATCGTGACGATTGCCCTGTGCTTGACAGGTTGCGCGAGTCACCGAAAGAGCATGAACCGGGAAGTCCGGACGGAAACGGCAAGCGCCGACAGCGCGAGCGGAAGTCGACGGGCGGGACTGGTGATGGCGGGGGTACCGGCGAGTTCGGTGAAGCTGACTATACCGGCGGACAGCCTCCGTAAACTTCCTGAAGGGGCGGTGTATTGCGGGAAGAGTGGACAGGCGAATCTGACCGTAGGCAGCGACGACAGCGGGAACATCGTGGCCGAAGCCTCGTGTGACAGTCTGCAGCAGCTGGTGCTATGGTATGAAGAAGAGCTGGCGCGTATCCGTAGCGAGACCAAGAACGAAATTTCAAATGACGTTCAAACGGAGGAAAAACGTCCTCCGAACCCGGTGCGGGTGTTTACTTGGGGAATGGTTGCCGGCTTGCTTGTCGGTATGTTATTAACAATGAAACTGAAAAAAAGATGAACAAGAATTTTATGTACGGCATAGGAGCCGTAAAGTATAAGGATTTCACAATCGGGTATATTGAAAAGAACTCGTTTGACCTGGGCGGCAAGAAACCCGAGGCCGCGAAGATCGAGGCCGAACAGGTGCAGGGTGCCCCGGTGCTGGTCATCCCACAGAGTAACGGCGGCATCGCCCCGACATTTAACGTTATCCAGATGAACTATTCGAACCTGCACAAACTGCTTGGCGGCAGCCTGCATTATAAGAAAGAAGATTCGGAAAAGAAAACTCCGATCGGCTGGACAGCCCCATCGGAGGTGCTTGTCATGCAGGGACCATGGGAACTCTCCCTCGTGTCCGGACAGAGCGTACTGATTCCCAACGCCACGCTGCTTTCCAATCCTGCAGGCAAGCTGACCCTTACGGAAACCTCCAAGATAGAGGTTACGCTCGAAGTGGCGATGCCGGAGGACGGTTCGCAGCCTTACGGCGTGTTCGATACGGAAGCAATACCGGACGAGTGGGGGCAGTACAAGCTGCCGCCGGCGGAAGCCGCGGCTGCAGCATCGCTCCAAAGCGAGGAGGGCTAACGTATGGCTGACCGGCTGGAACAACTGATAGAGATGGAGTGTGCGGACGCGCTGCTTGACAGTGGCGTGTCCGTTTTGCTTAAAAGGTGGAAGTTTCCGTGGCTGAAACGCCCGGTGGAGGTACGTGTGACGATGAAGCGTCCGAGACTGCGGGGTCAGATATTGTTGGCCAGGGAATATCTGAAGATGGGTATCAACCCCGACTGGCAACCGAAGGACAAGGCCGAGGAACTGGCCTTTGTGGCGGAGCATGGCAAGGCCGTGAGCCGTCTGCTGGCCTATACGGTATGCCGGGGCTACGTGTCGCGGCACGTGGGTATCGGGGTGACGGCATGGGTGCTGCGGAACTTTGTGGAGTGGCGCTATCTGACGGCTATGTTCCGGACATTCGAGCGTCTGATGGGCACGAAGGATTTTATGCGTATTATCAGCTCGACAGCGCGGGCGAACCCGATGACTCCGAGACTGAGCCAGGCAAGGAAGGGGAGTTAAGAACCCGGTATGAGGGTTCCCATAGCCCTTTCGGCTTCGTGTGGCAGATAGCGAGTGCAACGGGCTGGAGTGTGGACTACATTCTGGACGGTGTGAATTACCAGACGCTGATCATGATGCTGAACGACGCGCCGCGGTATGTGCGGAAAAAGCAAGGCGGCGGAAACGGTGCTCCCAGACCGGAACACAGCGCCGAGGATGAAGCGAACGATATAGTAGGATTTTTTCAAAGCAAACTGGAATGAGCAAACCTGTAGAAGTTGAATTTTTGATGAAGGACAAACTCACGCCCGGCATGAACAAGGCCGAGCGTGAGGCGCTGGAACTGCGTAATACCGTCAGACTGCTGGAGGCTGAACTGGAAAGGCTGCGCCTTGCCGGGGAGACGGCTGCCCCCAATCTGGACCAGAGTGCCAATATCGCGCAGATCCATGCACTGGAGAAGCAGCTTGAGGAATTGCGTGGCAAACTGAAACTGCTGCAGGAGGAATCGGAATCCGTGCAGGTCACCCCTGCAGACATGCCCAATGCACAGCGCCAGTTCAACGGGCTTCACAACAGCATCCAGCAGATGGCACGTGAAATGCCTTCTTTGGCCATGGGACCGCAGATGTTCTTTCTGGCCATATCCAACAACCTGCCGATTTTTACGGACGAACTGGCCCGTGCCCGTAAGGAATATGATGAGCTGCAGAAGTCAGGCAAGAAAGGCACACCGGTATGGAAACAGGTCCTGTCCTCGCTCTTTTCCTGGCAGACGGCCATGACCACCGGCATCATGCTGCTGGTAATGTACGGTGATGAAATCTGGGATTGGACGAAAAACCTGTTCAGTGCCAAAAAAGGCGTGGATGAATTCAACATATCACTCAAGGAAATGACCGAGATAGAGAAGGACGGCCGTGCCCAGATGGTGCGTACCCGCTTCGAACTGAAATCGGTCATCGATGAAATAAAGAACTTCACCGGCAGCAAGGAACAGGAAAAGGCGAAGGTAGAGGAACTGAACCGCAAGTACGGGGAATCTTTCGGGTATTATAAAACACTTTCCGAATGGTATGATACCCTTATCCAAAAGAGCGAGGACTATGTACAGGTTCTGCTGCACCAGGCCAATGTCCAGAACCTTGTAAAAAAAGCTGCAGAAGCCGATGAAGAGGTGAATAAAATCAAGGCGCAGAAACCGGAAGAGGCGGAAAGCGCCATGGGTTTTTTCGGGAAATGGGGACAATATATCATACAGTCAAGCATGGCAGAATCCGGGCAGTTCTATGACGCACAGGCTGCCATTAAGAAACATGATCAGGAAGCTTATGACATACTGTTGAAAAATGCCGAAAACAAACGCGACGGTTATCTGAAAAAAGCGGAGGAAGAGGTAAAGAAAGCGGCAGAAGCAGCCAAAAAAGGAAATATCGGCGGATATATCGACCCCAAGCAGTCCGGGAAGAATCCGGAAGCGGAAGCCAAGCAACGGCTTGCCATAGAGCGCAGGCTGGCGCAGGATCTTGCCGCCCTGCAGGCCGAGAACCGGAAGGAAGAGATAGACCGTATGCAAGCCGGTACCGAAAAGAAACTGGCACAAATCGAATATGACTATAACGCCCGGAAAGAAGAGATAAACCGGCAGGAAGCCGACTGGAAGCGTGAGAACAAGGAAGCCGGTCTTTCCACCGGAGATAACGGACTTACCCGGGAGCAACAGGATGAACTTGAAAAAGCCCGTGCCTCAAACACCGAGTCAAGGAAAAAAGCGGAGGCGGACGTGTACAGGGAAGAGGCGGAAGCCATGCGTGACTATCTGAAGGAATACGGGACCTTCCAGCAGCAGAAACTGGCCATCGCTGAAGAATATGCCGAGAAAATCCGCAAGGCACAGTCCCAGGGTGAAAGGCTGACTTTGGAGAAACAGCGTGATGCGGCTGTGCATAAAGTGGATATGGAAGCTCTGACCCAAAAGATAGACTGGGGAGCAGCATTCGGGGATTTGACAGGCCTGCTTGCAGACCAGATGAAGAACCTGCTTGGCGAACTTAAACAGTATGTCAAGACGGATGAGTTCAAAAAAACGGGAGCCGCAGACCAGCAGGTCGTCTACGATGCCATTGAACGTATTCAAAGCATGCTTCCCGGTGGTAACGGCACATTGGATTTTGCCCGGTTACAAACGCAGATGCACGCTTTGGGGGATGCCGTAACACGTGTGCAAAATGCGGAACTGCAGCAGGAAGCGGCATTCGCCCGGTTAAAAGCGGCGCAGACCGATTACAACAAGGCTCTTGAAAGCGGTAACCAGGCAGAAATAGAACGTACCAAAATCGCTCTTCAAACGGCCCAATCGTCCAGTGCTTCAGCTGACGAAGAATACCTGAACGCCACCTCTGAAATGAAGGCGCTTGCCGGGGAGGTGAAAAGTGCCTCCCGGGACACGGTTGACGGGTTGAACATGGTATCCAACGGATTGCACGGCTTTGCAAGCGGAACCTTGCAGGGATCATTTGAAGGAATCCAGAATATGCTTACCGGTCTGTCAAAACTGAATATCGGAGGCAAGGTCGGTGATGCCATCAGCCGGATGTCCGAGACCCTGTCAAGTGCCGGAGTCATCGGGCAGATCATATCGGCCATTCTCTCCATACTGGATTTGCTGAAAGACGGTATTGGCCCGATTATCTCATCATTGATAGACACCATTTTCAATGCGATAACCGGAATACTCGACAATATCCTCAGCGGAGACCTGTTCAAACAGATAGGCGGTTCCCTTGTGAAAGGTATCGGGGGATTGCTGAACACGGTGTCTTTCGGAGGTTTCAACAAACTGTTCGGCATCGACGGAAACGCCAGGGAAGTGCAGGCGGCTATAGACCGCCTTACAGACCGGAACGAGAAACTGCAGACCTCCATTGAGGACCTGACCGATACCATCAAGGCAAGCAAGGGGACTAAATCGGTGGAAGCTTACCGGGATGCTTACAAATACCAGAAAGAGACGAATGCAAACTATCTGCAGATAGCGCAGGAACAGGCACGCTACAGCAAAAGCCACCACTCGTGGAACTACTACTGGGGTGGTTTCAACCAAGCACAGATAGACAAACTGAGCGGACAGATCGGCCGCCGGTGGGACGGGAACCTGTGGAGCCTGAGCCCGGAGGAGATGAAGGCGCTGCGCAGCAACGTGGACATGTGGACGCAGATACAGAATACCGGTAAGGGCGGCTATGGCGGGCGACTGACCGAGAAGCTGGATGACTACATAGACCAGGCCGGCAAGCTGGAGGAACTGACCGACCAGCTGTATGAAGGGCTGACGGGCATTTCATTCGATGGTATGTACAGCAGCTTCATCGACAACCTGATGAACATGAAGTACGGTGCCAAGGATGCGGCGGAGGATATATTCGAGTACTTTATGAAAGCCATGCTGAGTAACAAGATAGGCGAGCTGTATAGCGAGAAATTGAAAGGCTGGTGGGAGAAGTTCGGCAAGGCCATGGAGGACAACGAACTGACCGAGGCGGAACGGAACGCGCTGATGGAAGAGTACATGCAGTATATGGATGAAGCCCTTGCCCTGCGTGACAACCTGGCGGCGGCCACGGGCTACGACAAGACCGAAGCCGGCGGCACCAGTCAAAGCGCGAAAGCGGGCGGCTACACGGCCATGACGTATGACCAGGGCACGAAGCTGGAGGGGATGTTTACCGGCGGTTTGCAACATTGGTCGAGCATGGACGACCGGCTGGAAAGCGTGTCGGAGAAGATGGACACGGCCGAAGGCCACCTGGCCCGGATAGCCGAGAACACCGGTGTGAGTGCCGGCCACCTGGGCGAGATAAAGGATGAGATAAAGAAAATGATACGTGACGGACTAAAAGTGAAATGACATGGCAGATATATTGGGCGGGCTGGTGCTGGTGAACGGCACGGACATCTGGATGGAATACGGCGTGTTCCTGGTGGAGGACCGGCGCGGTGGCATGGATAACCTCTCGGCGATCCTGACCCCGAGCAAGACGAAGAAGGAGACGGCCGTGGACATACGGGAGGAGGACGGGGAGAAATACAGTGCGGTCCTTACCCCGAGGAACGAGGCGCGTGACGTGACGCTGCACTTTGCCCTGTATAACAAGACAAAGGAGGGATGGCTGCGGAAATACTTCGCGTTCATCAATTTTCTGAAAAAAGGGAAAGACGGGTGGCTCGACATCGCGTTTCCCCAGCTTGATCTGACCCTGCACGTGAAATACACGGACAGTCCGAAGTTCACCCCGCTGACCTATTTGTGGAAGGAAGGGGTCCACGCCGGGAAATTCAAGGTGAAGTTCCGCGAGCCGGTACCGATTATATAACCATTCAAAGACGATTCGAATATGCTTTTAACGATATACGATAAAGCCGGGGCCAAGCGTGCGGATGTGGCTGCAAGTGACAGTTCGACGCAGAGCAAGGAGGTGCAGGGCGACAACGTGCTGGCGCTCTCCTTCACGCATTATGCCCATATTCCTCTTGATGTGGGCGACTTTACGGACTACATGGGCGAGCGGTACTGGCTGACGGAGCGGTACACCCCGAAAGAGAAAAGCGGGAGCGAGTGGGAGTATAACCTGAAGCTGTACGGTATCGAGAGCCTGATCAGGCGTTTTCTTGTGCTGGAAACAACGGACGGCGACACCAATCCCTTGTTTACATTGACGGCCACGCCCCGTGACCATGTCGCGATGGTAGTAAAGGCCATTAACGATGGCATGGGTAACATTACCGATTGGAAAGTCGGGCAGGTGGACGGTACCGACCTTATCGTGATCGACTACGAGGGCATGTACTGCGACCAGGCTTTGAAGGAGATCGCCGGCAAGGTGGGAGGCAAGGCCGAGTGGTGGGTCGAGGGGCAGACGGTAAACGTGTGCCGTTGCGAACACGGCGAGGAGATCACGTTGGGATACGGCAAGGGGCTGACCTCCCTGGAGCGGGATACGAGCAATACGGCGAAGTTCTACACGCGCCTTTTTCCGATCGGGAGCAGCCGGAACATCGACGCCGAGAAGTACGGCAGCCCCCGTCTGATGCTCCCCGGAAAAAAGAAGTACGTGGAGGTGGGCGTGGACGAGTACGGTATCTATGACCACTACGAACAGGCCGCCTTCAGCGATATCTATCCCCGGCGGGTGGGCACGGTAAGCAGTGTCCGGAGCGAGGAGGTGACGGATGAAGAGGGCAAGGCCTTTACCGTCTATTACTTCAAGGACGGCGGGATGGATTTCGATCCTAACGATTATGAGTTGGCCGGTGAGACGAAACGCGTCTCCTTCCAAAGCGGTGACCTTTCCGGGCTGGGAGAGGGGGACGACCATTATTTCGAGGTGAATTTCGATAGCGCCACCCGTGAGTTTGAGATCATCACGATCTGGCCTTACGGTGATGATACGCAGCTTCCGGGCGGCAAGCTCGTCCCGAAGGCCGGGGACACCTATGTCCTTTGGAACATCCGGATGCCGGATAAGTATTACCGGCTGGCAGAGGAGGAATTTGCGACTGCGGTGGACGAATACAACAAGGACCACTGGCTGGATATCGCCGCTTACAAGGCTCCGACCGATCATGTGTGGATCGAGCAGCAGGAAGTCGATTTGTTTGTCGGCCGGCGTGTGCGTTTGGAGAGTGCCGAGTATTTCCCAAAGGACGGCTACCGCAGGAGCCGCATTACGAAGATCACCCGTAAGGTAAACCTTCCCGGGGAGATGGACCTGGAGATCAGCGACGCCCTGCAGGTATCGAAATTTGACAGGGTAAACGACAGTATAGGGGAATTGAAAAGCTATACGAAAGCCAAGGCCGAAAGTTCCGGGCTTCCCGATATTATCCGGAGCTTCGATAATACGCTGCCGACCGACAACAACCTTTTCTCGGCAAAAAGAAGCCAAAGGGAATTCCTGAGTAAACGCCATCGGGATACCGCTGCCGAGGTGATCGGTTTTCTGAAAGGGGCTTATTTTGGGGATTACAAAGCCGGTGAATCCGGAGGCAATGTTGACGGCGACGGGAACGCCGAGTTTCTGACGGCTGTTATCCGGGAATTGCTCCGCAGTACCCGTTTCGTGGACGGCATGTTCGGCGAGGGTTGGCAGCTATGGATAGATAAAATAACGGGGCTGAGTAATCTCACGATAGACAAGGCGACCATCCGGCAGACGTTGGTAGCCTTGGAACTGCTCATAGAAACGGTTCGCAGCGTAAGGGGGCAGCTGGTTGTATCCGCAGCCAACGGTAAGATCAAGACCGTGACCAAGGAGGGCAACAATTACCGTATCATCTTTGAGCAGGAGAACACGTTCGTGGCGCACGACCTGATGCGCTGTGCCGTTTTTACGGGGGCGGAGATTCGGGGTTACTGGGTGGAAGTGTCGGAAGGCGACACGGAAGGGATAACGGTACCCCAGAGGGAGTTTGGCGGGACGGAACCGAAGGCGGGTGACGAGTGTGTATTGATGGGTAACACGGAAAACCCGCTCCGGCAGAACCTGATCAGCATATCGGCCACCGAGGACGGGCAGCCACGTGTTGACATACTGGATGGCGTGATGGCGAAAAACTTCAACGGCTGTTTGCGCTGCCGGGTGGGTAATCTTGACGGTATCAAGGACAGCGCTTTCCCGGCGAATAGCCAACCACACGGGAACGGTCTCTATGGCGACAACGTATATTTGAAAGGTACGTTCGTCCTCATGACCGGCGAGGATATCCTGACGAAATTTGAAATTACGGAGGGTAAGATACAATCAGCCGTGGAGGGTCTGCGCGACGAGGTGAGGGAGGAGCAGAGCTTTTTCGATAACACCACGTTTACCGAGGGGATGAGTAAATGGATAAGCGGGTACAAGGCCGCGTTCCTGACTTTCGGCGGCAAGTGGATTCTTGCCGGTAACAAACTGTTAGCATCGAGCGAGAACGGCAATGTGGAGGTCGTAAAGACCGGTAAGGTCCCCTATGTCCGTATAACCAACAGTTACATCATGCAGAAGAACGGGGATTTCCGCACGATCCCCGATTTCAAGGAGTTGAACGGGGACGGGCTTCGCATTCCGGGCTATGTCTACCTGTCCTTCCATTACAAGGTGATCGAGGCCGGACACCTGCGTATCGAGTTTGTCAATTCCAACAAGAACGGATACGAGAATTTCAACATGTTCGCTTACGACGGTGATTTGCCGGTCGGTGGGGAGAAGGTATTCAACCATTCCGGGCTGTGGAACGGGACCGGTGACTTCAAGCTGTCGTTCACGGGTGTTATCCAAGTGTCCTTGTTGGTGTTCTCGACAGACCGGACGGATGCCCTGGCGTACAAGTATGCCACGTTCTTCGACCAGTCGGAGAAGATGATCCGAATCGCGGCGGCGAATTTCGATAAGGACGGCAATGTGCTGGAGGCATCCTCCATTATCACGACGGCCAAATATAACAGGCTGATTTCTGTCCATTTCGATGAGAACGGGGAATTGCGGAATAAATCCGGGTTGGTGACTACCGCCAATTTTTCCAAGCTGTTCGCTGAGGGCGTTACAAGCAACGGGCTTGTAAAGAGTGCGGATTTGAAGGTCTATGTCAAGCGTGACGAGTTCGGCAATCTTGTTTCCGGTGTCACCATTAAAGCCGACCAAATCAAACTGGAGGGGCTTGTTACGGCTAACGGCTATTTCAAGGTCCTCACGGACGGGAGTATCGAGACCCGGAATGCGAACATCAGCGGTACTGTCAAGGCGAGCGGCGGTAAGATTGGCGGCTTTACCATCGATTCCGGCCGTCTGTATTGGAAGAGCCGCGATTATTTCGGAAACGATTCCCGGAGTTTGAAACTGGGAGTCTCGAGTTCCTCGACGGAGGGGATCGTGGACGTGGCCTTCAATGGCGCTACCAGTGGGCGGTTTGGCGTAAAATCAGTCGGGGCGACATCCGGTGGGGCCGCTATATATGCATCGATAGGCTCCTTAACCTACCCGGCCAGCGGTATGACCTATGCCGGGTTCTTTGTGGGTCCGGTAGATGTAAGGGATACCGGTAGCGGATTGACAAGTGATGTTTGTGCGTCGAAAGGGTTCCGGTACATCAAGAGCCGCAATTCCGACGGTACATACGTGTATAACGAGGGTGTGAACTGGGGGGATGGTGCCGCCCAGAATCCCGACCTTGACAAAATAAGACTTATCGTGAGGGGCGGCATCATAGTCGGCTATACAGGGGAATAAACATTTAAAACCAAAGAGATATGAAAGTTGACTTAAACAGGAGATTCAGGGGCTTTGACGGGAACGAGCTTGGCGGTGACAACATCGCCACCGCCGTGGCGGAGGCCCTGTTCAATTACGGAAAAGACAAACCGGTAGGCCGTGATGAGAAGTTCAAGGCTTACGTCCTGTGCCAGCGTATCATCCAGGGCGGTGGAATCCTGGAGATCACCACCGAGGAGGGTACGCTTATCAAGGAGGTATGCGGCGAGAGCCTGACGGCCGGCGGTTACGGCCAGGTTTATGAACTGATAGAGGGAGGGGTTTGATATGGCACTGACAGAATCGGATATCGCCCAGGTTTTGGAGGCGGTCAAGGCGGAATCGAAGAGTGTCGAATCCCTTGAGACGGTCGGCTCGCTGAGCGGGGTCAAATCCCTGCCGGGACAGAAAGGTGACAAACTGGTGAACGTCCCGATCACCTTATTGAGCAAGCCGGCCGATGACGCGGCGGCCCGGGCGATCAAGGCCGCTGAAAGGGTGGAGGGATTGGCTCCCGAAATGGAAGCGGCCACCCAGGAGACAAAAAAGGCCATTCAAACGGCGGGTGAATCGGCGGCAAAGGCGGAGGCGGCCGCGAAGAAGGCCGAGGATGCGATAGCCCAAGGCTACAAACATAAGGAGATGAGTGAGGAGGAGTTTGAAAGTCTCCCGGAAAAGGACGGCAAGACCATTTACCTGATTTACGAGGAGGAATAGGTATGATAAGTGTTGGAAACAAAGAGGTGACAGCCATCCGTGTAGGCGAACGGGTGGTGGCGACGGTCTATATAGGGGCCAGGCTGGTTTGGCAAGCCATCCGGAGCTGTTTCGGCGCGGGCTTTTGGCGCAGTGACAAACCCTGGAGCCGAACGGATGGCTGGAAACGGATGAAATAACTTTTAAAGAATAACGATATGGCGAAAAAAGTGTATGACGAGGACGGTCTGGATATGCAGAAGACCGATTGGTCCGGTGACGAATCCACGGGTAATCTTCCGGTGAGCGGCCGGTTGGTGGAGAAATATATCAAAAGTATTGATGACAAGGCCACCCCTACGGAGGAGCTGGCCGCCGGTGAGACGAAAGCCCCCACGAGCGGCGCGGTGTTCGCCTCGCTGGTGGGTACCGTGACGAATATCGACGTGACGGACAGCGAGGACGGCACTCAGTACGTGATGACAGTCACGCAGAAGGATAGCGAAGGGGGAGAAAGCGACAGGGAGGTGCGCTTTTCCAAGTATAGCGACGACGACAAGGTGGTGGTGAATATAGACCTGACCGATGCTTCGGGTTCCTCCTTGCCCGCTTCCCAGTATTTGTCGTTGGGTACCGGTTTCGTGGTGAGATATGCCGTTGGCGTGGGCACGGCCGGTGGCGGCGAGGTGAGTGGCTACAGCGACCTGAAGGCCAAGGTGGTCGTAAAACGTGGCTCCACGGTCCTTTCGGAATTCCAGGATGCGGAGTTTGTCGGCGTTACGGCCGGTCAGAGCTATACTTTTGACGCGTCGCCTTACCTGAAGGATGCCACGACCTACACCGTGCAGGTGGAGGCGCAGGCCGGTTATGATGGCGGTACGCTGATGAAAACCGCTACCGCCAGGGTGACGATGGTGGCTATGGAACTAAGTACCACTTATTCGGTTGGGAACGGACTGGCTGACGGGGGATACCGGAACGACGTGAACATCCCATTTACAGCTAAGGGAACGAGTGGCGAGAAGAACATCTACTACCGTATCAACGGCGGGCAGCCCTATACGCTTGGCCTGTCAGCCGGTTCCGGTGTCCAGCAGAAGAACGTCACCGTTGCGCTGAGTGAAATGCGGGAGGGCATGAACGTGGTGGAAGCCTATGCGCTGCACGAGAACTCCGGCGTGGTGAGCGAGATACACTACCTGACCCTGCTGAAAGCCGGGGAAGGTGTGACGGCCTATGCCGGCATGATGTTCAACCACCGGGCGGCAGGGTTCCAGCGTGACTGGAAGCACCCCGTACTGGAGGCCGAGCAGTTCACGGCGTGGAACTTCACGTATGCCGGCTATGACAGGGATGCGTACACGGCCCGTGTGAAAGTGACCAGCCGGGGCAGTGTGGTGAAGGAAGACCTGCTGCAGCGCGGTGAGACCGGCAGCTACGGGCGTACGAACGTGAACGTGGAACCGCTGGATTACCGTGTGTCGTGCGGTGATGCCGTGCTTGAGGTGCAGGTGAACACCACATCGCACCCCGACATTGAAGCCACGCTGGCACCGGATGCCGTGTGCACGTTCGATGCCTTCGGGCGAAGCAACACGGAAAACAACCCGGAAAGCTGGGTGAGCGGGGACAAACGGATGGAATTCCGTGATGTGCTGTGGAGCGTGAACGAATACGGCGCAGGAAGCGGCTGGCACAAGGACCGCCTGCTGCTGGCCGGCGGTGCGGGCATGACACTGACGGCAGACGGCGGTTATCGCCCGTTCAATGAGGCGGACAAGCCCGAGGGTTTTGCCATCCGCGACGTGGGCATGACGTTGGAGATAGAATACAGCACGGCCAACGTGACTGACACCGACGCGGAGCTGATCACCTGTCTGGGCACCCTGCAAAACGGCAACCGTTACGGGCTGGTGGTGACCCCGGAGGAGGCGAAGTTCCTTACCGGCGTGGTGACGGAGGCGATGGATGCCGGTCAGGTCCTGCGCTATGAGGACTCGGTGGGTACGAAGTTTGAACCCGGTAAGAATATCCGTATCACTTACGTGTTCTACCCGGACGTGGAGACCAACGAGCAGCGGACGCTGATCGGCTTCTATGTGAACGGGGAGGAGTCGGCCGCCTCGAAGTGGCTGGACAAGGTGAACTTCGACATCCGGAGCCAGCTGGAGTTTAAATCGGAGGGGGCTGATCTGAACGTGAAGAGCGTGCGCATCTATAACAAGGCGCTGACCTCGGACGAGGTGCTTAACAACTACATCGTGGACCGCAACCATCTGGAGGATGCCGACGGGGAACCGGGCGTGCGCTCGCTGGATGAGGACAACCGCGTGCTGAACGAGGGGGACACGGTGAGCATGGAGAAGCTGATGGGACTGATGAAGAAGCGGCGGAACTCGATCCTGGTACTGATAGGCACGGGCAGCGTGGGCAGTGAGGTGCCAAGCGAGAGCGACACGCTGAACGTGATGGACGCGCTGGCCCAGCTGAACAACAAGAAGGCCAACAAGCTGTGCCGGGAAGTTAGATTCTACAACGGTGAGAACCGGGCGCTGGACTGGATAGCCCGTGACATTTATCTGCGTATCCAGGGTACCAGTTCGGTGAACTATGCCCGCAAGAACCTGCGCTTCTACTTCCAGAAGACAGCCAGCGGTTACACGGCACGGATGAGCTACGGCGAGATAGACGGTAACGGGCAGCAGAGCAACCCGACAGCTACGGAGGGCAAGAAGAACCTGT